TTTAATTCTTTCTCTACATATTTTTCTGGTGTTTTTCTTATATTATTAAAATTCAAAATTGATTGTACTGGATTTAATCCTTCTATTTTACATCCAATAATTTCAACAACTTTAACACCAGTTTTATCTATTACAAACTTTTTATTTTGTATATCACTATATAATTTTTTAAAACTTGGTAACAATATTTGTTCATTAGTCATTTTAATAATCCTTTAATATCTTTAATTACATTATTTGAAATTTCTTCAAAAGCTCCTTGATTATTTCTAATTTTAATTTCTTTAAATTCATTTGTATTAATATAATCTAAAGAATCTAGTGCATAATTTAATTTTTGTACTATGCTATCAACTATAGGTGAATCACCATCATGATCGATATAATAAGGATACTTTTTACCACCTCTTCTAGCATATTCAAAAACCATAGGCATTATAGTAATATTATTACAATAAAGAGACTCCACTTGACTACACCCCCCCATTCTCTCAAGAATAAATCCATGAAAGCTAATATCTGCTTTCCATAATAATTCAAAGTATTCTTGTCTATTAAGAGATCCTTCTTTATAAATATAGAGAGGTTTAACTAATTCTTTTAATTCATCTATGGAATATTTTCCAGATGGATTTGTAAATATAACTTGAAAATCTTTTCTTTTTTCATAAAGTTTATTTACTGCTTCAATAAATTCTATGTGATGAGTATAGTTTATACCACTTAATCTATTGAGAAATAATATAGTTTTCTTTTCAAATTTTTCTTCTAATTTATAAGTATCAGCCTCTTTTTTAGAAAATCCAAAATCCCAAATAAAACTTTTCTTTTTAATTTGATTTATTTTATTTGATTTAAAAACTAATTTAGCATTATTAAAAAAAGCTTCTTTTGTTGATTTACAAGTAAAAATACAAAGATCAGAACATTCATATCCATCAAATTGTCTATATTGATAACTTATTTCAGTAGCCACTTTTGCTTCATTAATTTCAGGAGTATCCATCCAATAACAACAAGAAATTAACTTTGTTTCTTTTGATTTTTGAAATAAATATGTTTTTATATTTCTAGAAAGTTCTATAATATTATTCCATACAATATCAATCTTTGGAAGTTCTTTAAAAATAGAATCAAATTCAATAATATTAAAATGTTGTCGTATTGTAAATGCATCAATAGGATAAGTATAGGGAATAAAAATAACATTTTTGTGTTTAAAGATATTATCATAAGATTTTATGTCAGCAAAATCTTTAAGTGGTGCAATAAGAATATAAACTGTCCAATTTATCTTTTCAACAATTTCAGTTAAAATCCCAACTAGCATATTAATGTTACTATCAGCGCTAATCCATTTATTTTCATTATTATAAATACTTTGTTGCAAAATATATAAAATATTCATTTATTATCTCCTATTATATTTTTTAAATGCGCTTCACTTCTATTTCTTAATTTAATTTTATGTTTTCTAAGTATTTTGCTAATAGGCCCACCATAGACATTATATCTTTTTCCTATTGTATAAGGTGATTCTTTTAAATTTAAATATGAAAAAATTATTTCTTTTTCTTGCTCATCTGTAAAAAATTTACCACTAGCTTCTTGTAAATTTCTTTTATGCACATTATTTTCTTTTAATATTCTTTCAATAACCGCACCACTAACATTAAATATTTTTCCTATATTTTTTAAAGATATTTTGTCATTATACATATTTAAAATAGATATAGTTTGTGATTGAGAAAATTGAATTTTACTTCTTCCAGGACAATCTGTATTATCTGGATCCTGTTTATTATACCCAAATTCACTATTTTTTGTTTTATAAAAGTCTATATAATATTTTTCCTTTTGTCTAAGAGTATCTTCATTATATTCTGATAGTAATTCGATAATATAAAAATTAAAATTTTCTTTGCCGTATTTTAATAATGAAAATCTTAAATGTTTATTTATGGCCTCATTTTTTAAAAATAATTGCATATGATCTTTTAACCTTGACTGAACATATTTAGAACTTCCAATATATTTTTTGTTATTTATTTTATTTTCAATACAATATATTCCAGGTTGTACAAATAGCATTTATTCTCCTATGAATTCTTTTATTTTTAATATTTGATTTTCTAAATTTTCATCTGTAGTATCTAATATAAGATATTCACATTTTGTTTTTTTAAGAAATTCAATATAATATTGTTTTATTAATTTTATTTTATTTTGATTAATAACATCATCAATATATATTTTATATTCTTTTTTAAAACAATAAATAAGTTTTAATTTCAACTTAGAAAACTCTTCATCTATTTGCCATATAAAATTTTCATTAAATTGTCTATCTAATGCTAAGGAATATGAAAAATGACAAGCAATTCCACGATCCATAATTAAATTAGTTGGAACTTGTTTTAAATAATCTATAAAAAATCTACTTTCATATTCTACTGAAAGATCAATTTCATTATTTTTAAAATATTCTTTTGTATTATTATTTCTATAATATGAAATATTTAATAACTTAGATATTATTTGAGCAATTGTTGTTTTTGCTGTTCTATCAGGACCAATAAATTGAATCAACATTAAATTTTTCCTTATATTTTTTCTAAAAAATAAATCACATCTCTACTTAATTTATAATTATTCCAAGCAAATAAAACTCGTTGAATTTCAATTGGTAAAATAGTAAACTCTTCTATTGCACAATTATTTAAATAATTATCATTTGACATACTCCATCCATGTACATCTAATATTTTGAGTCCATTTTGATTAAAACAATCTTCAAGTTCTTTATAAGTATATTCATAATTATGATATTTTGGCCAATTTACAATATTTGATATTTGATTTGGTGTACTTATAATTAAATATTTAAAAGGTAAATTACAAATTTTATTAAAAATTTCTATTCCTTTTTCTTTTGAATCAAAATGTTCAATTACATCTAATAATAATAAACAATCAATTTTATTTTTTAAAATAATTTCTTGAATAGTTAAAAATACATTTTCTGTTTTATAAAAAATTCCATTACTACAAAGATTATCATATATAATTGAATCTCTATAATCAATACCAAAATAAGAAATAATTTTATTTGATTCAATTAATAATTTATTAATATATGCTGTATCACAACCCACATCAATAATTGATTCAATATTATTTTTAATAATAAATTCTCTAACAGATTGATCTTTAAATAATTTACTTATATATCCAGGATCAAGATCTATTTTAGATAATTGTTGTCTTAATGATGACATATCAACAATAGTCATATTTTTCCTAATTTAAGCATATTATCTACCCAAGGAATTATTAAATCTAAAGAATCATTTAATGTCATTTTAACTTCAAAATCTAAATATCTTTTTGCTTTTGTTATATCAGGAATTCTTTTTTGTACATCATCTTTATATGGTTTATCATATATAAAAGAAATTTTATCATTACCTTTAATTTTTTTCCAAATAATAGTAGTTAATTCTTTTACAGTATGTCCTATTGGAGTTGAAATATTAAACGCTTCATTTAAAGCTTTTGGATTTTCTAACGAAGTAATAATACCTTTTGCTAATTCTTCTCCAGGAGTATAATGTCTAATTTGTTTTCCATTTCCTAATATGTGTACAGGATCTTGTCCTAATAATATTTTTTTTACTAAATCAGGAACTACATGACCTAAACCTAATACAATATTCCCAGAAAGAATTTCTTCTTCACCTATAGCAGAAATTTCACCTAATCCAATACAATTAAATGGAGTTAAAATAGTATATGGAAGTTGATATTGCATAAAAGCACCTTCAGCATAAAAATGAGTATTTAATTTTTGCATTCCATAACAAGATAATGGAACTGGAATTTTATAAATATCATTTTCTTTTGAAGGCCATCTATTTGTAGATTCATATATCATACTACTAGAAATTAAAGTTATTTTTTTTAATTTCTTATTATGATATGCCCATACCGCCGCATCAAATGCAGTAGTATATAATGCATTATTTTCAGAAAGTATTGTATAAGGAAATTTATGAAAATATGCAATACCACCTAAACGAGCTGCAAAATTTATCATATGATCACAATCTGAAACAAGTTCTTTTAATAATTCTATTTTTCTTGCATCATCAATAATTGATGTATATTTAGAATGTCCATCATAATTTTTTTCTGTAGGACCATATTTTGAATTATTATCAATTCCAATTATTTCATGTCCACTATCAAGTAATTGCTTTACTACATAAGAGGCTACAAATCCCCTATCACCTGTTACCAATATTTTAGCCATTAATTTCTCCAATTATTATATAAGTTTTCTTTAATTCTATAAGTATACAAGCATCTTTTATGTTTCTTATTTTTAATTTATACATTAAAAATAATTAACTCTCTGCATATTCAATATTCCCCACACATCAACAACTATTTTATTTTTTAACTTAGAAATATCAATATTATAATATTCTTTATGATTCATCGCAATAATAATTATATCACTATTAGTAATAATAGTATCTATTGAAATGTTTTGAAAATTATAATTATTATACGTGTCATTAACTAGTTCAGATAAATTGGGATCATTGACTAATATGGCTTTTGGTACGCCACGGTCAATATATCTAATTAATTTTGGAATCAATGAATCTCTTGTATCATCAGTATTAGCTTTAAAAGTATATCCTAAAATTCCTATTGTAGTATTTGATGCAAGGTTATTTTTTATAAGTTTAAAAATTTCCATTGGTACATATTCATTAATTTTGTAAGCTTGAAGAATTATATCTGTTTGTGGAAAATATTCATTAATCATTCCAAAATCTTTTCTGAGACAAGTACCAGAACTAAATCCAGGTATTAAAAGTCCTTTATTTCTTTCATAACCAGTATTCATAATTTTAAAAAGATCATATATATCTACTCCAAATGAGTGTGATATATATGAAAAATAATTAGGGATTGACATATTTATATAACGATAAATATTAGTTAACAACTTAGCAAGTTCTGCTTGAATAAATGTTGCTTTCATTATTTGAACATTAAAAATTTCAAAAATATTTTTTGCAAGATCAAAACTTTTTTCATCTTCAGTTCCAATAACTTGAGGTAATTCTAATAATTCTTTATATGCTTCGCCTTCAACTATTCTTTCAGGACACATTGCTAAATAAAAATCTTTACCAAGAATATAGTTTGTTTTATTTTCAATAATATTTTTGATATACTCAGTTGTATTAGGTGCAACTGTTGATCTAAGAATAATTAATTTATTTTTAATATCTATTTTAGAAATTAAATCATTAATTACGAATGTTACTTGAGATAAATCTGTTTCAATATGTTCTCCTAGTGGAGTTCCAACAGTTAGTATATATGCTTTTGCATCAGGGTAATTTTCATATTTTGAATTATAAATTGTAAAAGTTTCTTTAACTAATTCATCATATCCTGGTTCATAAAATGGCATTTTATTATTTTTAATACCCTCTATCATTTCATCATTAATATCTACACCACAAACATTTAACTTTTTTTCTCGTAAAGATAATGCCAATGGAAGACCAACTCTTCCACATCCTATTACACAAATATCATACATATATTAACTCCATTTTTATTTTCTATTTTATTCCCGTACTTCCAAAACCACCACTTCCTCTTGAAGATTCTTTATCTATATAAAGTTCTGAAAATTCTACTTCATATGGTAAAAGATAAGAAATAGGAATTAGTATAAATTGAATTATTTTTTCATTTTGTTCTATAACCACTATTTCATTAGAAGAATTAATAAGAGAAATATGTATTTCACCTAAATAATCTTCATCTATAGTTTCTGCTGCTTTTATTAAACCTCTTCTTGAACTTATTCCAGATTTATTAAATGCGTTTAACATAAATCCATCTGGTATATTTGCATGAATACCTGATGGAATTAAACATCTTTCATTTGGATTTAGGATAATTGCTGTATTATTTATTTGAATATTTGAATTTTTTAATTTAAAATCTAATAAAAATTGTGAATCAAATACAGGAATAAAAAAATCTATTCCAGCAGATTTTGGAGTTGATCTAATTGGACTTTTTACCTCTCTAATTTTCGAAAATTTCATTAACTATATTCTCCTTATTATTAATTCTTTATTTTATTAAAAATCTTATTTGATCAGAATCCCCTTTAGAAGAAATTTTCATAAATGATAAAAATTCAGCAGGTAGAGACTTATAAGTTTGAGAATAATATCCACTAAGTGTTTTATTACCAATACTATGCCAAATTCCTACACCTTCTTGTATAAATTCTTTTAAACTCTTAGTTGATTCATATTCAGTATATTCTTTTGAAATAAGGTAAGTACTCAGCATAAAATAAAATTTTAAACTATTTATTATTTCATATCTTGAAGAATCTTCATTATTATTCAAAATTACCACCTTTTTAATATATTTTTATATATATAAAATTTTTATAAAAAATTAAACTTTTAATTTTCTTTTATTGCATTCGCTGGACATTCAAAATTTATAATACAAGTTTTACAATTTTTACATTTAGTTTGATCTATAGTACTTTGTGAATATCCTTTCTTAATTATATTTAAATGATCTATTTGAATAGCTTCAAAAGGACATTCTTCTACACACATCCCACACGAAATACAGTCTTCTATAATTCTCAATCTATTTCTCCTATTTTATAATAGCAAATTTCATTTAATACGGTTTCTCTTTTTCTATTAGGACTTATATTTTTTAATTTATTCAAATAGATTTTATTTTTAAAATATTTATTACCTATTTCATTCTCTATATCAAAATAAATAATATCATTGGAAATAAAATCTAATTGTTTAAACATTTCTTCCAAATCCTGTATACTCCATCCATTAGAATTAACCATTTTATTTATTTGATAGGGGGGATCTAAAATATATAAACTATTTTTTAAATTTATAATATTAAAAGCATTATTTGATATAAATAATTTATCTTTAATGAGTTTAAAGTTTTTTAAAGAATATTCAAAATCTCTACATGTATAATTACTAATAAACCTGTTCCCAAAACTTTGATTAAATCCATTAGGTCCAAATCTATACATAGTATTTATACAACTATTTACTAAAATTATTAAACCAAATGCTTCTTCTTTAGTCTGCTTTTTCCATAAAATATTATTAAAATAATCTCTAAAATTATAATATCCATTATAAGTTGAAACATTATATTGAAGATTATTTACGTAAGTAGTAAACTCACCTTCATCTATTAAGAATAGATGTTCATAAATATTTAATAAATTAATATCTATTTCTGAAACATAATAACTATTAAATTGTTTTTGTAAATTTAATAATATTTGTGCAGAACCTAAAAAAGGTTCAACATAAATATTTTTATTTGATTTTTTTACAAGATCATTTATCATATCTAAATGAATAAGTTTATTACCCATATATTGGAATAGTCTAGATATAATTTGTTTTCTTTGTAAAAAACTCAATCTATTTCCTCCTCAAAAGTAAGCCAATCTTTTTCAATCATTAGTAATGATAAATAGCCAAATAAATCACAAACATCCGATTTACGTAATCCTTCATTACTATTTTTTATTCTATTTAGCTTATCGTCTATTCTTATACATATTGAATTACTTGCATCTAATTTAGAAAATAATTGCATAGGACTTATTGCAGAATCTCCATAACGTTTATTTTTCTCTTTAAGGAATTCTCCAAAATTAAACATAAGTCTATCTATTTTTTCTTGAGTAGTATATTTTTTTTCTGTTGACATAAGCTCTCTTTAATTTAAATTTGAAATTATTGGTGTTTCTTTGTTCTCTGTTAAATTTTTATTCAATATCTCTTTCATAAGAATATCTCTAATATCTTCATAGCTTTTTTTAGTATCAAACATTTTTTCTATTATTGTAGTTTCCCATAATATATCTATGCATACCCCAGTCTCATCAAAAATAGTATAAAAAGAACTATCCATTACACACATAATTTGATGATTTGCTAATTCTATAATAATAGTTGAAAATAGAATCATATCTCTAGGATCAGAGATATAAGCAAGATCAAATGAAATATGCCATTTATTATCAAATTCTGCTATTATTCCCATAGGTATTTGGAAGCTATTATCTTTTTTATTATAAAAAATATATTCTTCTTCAAAATAGTTCATAAATATAGTTTTTATTATTTTATATTCTTGCATACTTTATTCCTTTATTTTATTAAATTTTGGACAAACTATTTGTACAACTAAATGAGATTGTTTACATCTTTCTTTACATTTTTTACATAATTCTGAAAAATTAGACCAATACCATTTACTATATTGTTTATCTGACATTGAATTAATATTTATATTTTCCATTATTTTGTACCTGTTGACCCAAAACCACCTCTTGGATTATCTGTCATATGTTCTACTTCTGTAATAAGTATTTGAGGCATTTTTTCTACTACTCGAAATTGACAAACTCTATCATTCTTTTTTATATAAGATTCTCTTGTTGCATATATTGGCATTTTTACAATATCAGATTCTCCACAAAACGATTCATCTAAAATTCCCATAGAATTTATTTGTAAAATTCCCCAAATTTTAAAAGTAGAAGATCTTGGTAATATATGCATTTCATATCCAGAAGGAACTTTAACAGATACACCTAAATCAATAAGTCTAAAATCACCTTGTTCTATATGATAATCATAAGCACTTCTTAAATCTATCCAATCTCCTTTCTCTATTTTTTCTATTTTAATTAAATCTAATACATGATATTTTACTTTTAATTCAAGAATCATTTTACTTCTCCTAAATCATAGCTTTCAAATCTTTCTTATTATTTAAATTAATCAAAAAATAAAATTCTTATAAAATATCATTTATCTTTTAAAGTACTTCTATTTCTTTTTTTTCTTTAAAGGTCATTTTGTTAATATTTATTAAAGGTATACCTAGTATTACTCTAGTATTCTTTAAAAATATTGAATGAATAAGATTTTGAATATTTTTATTTGAAATATCATCAATTTGAGATTTATTTGTTTTTACTATTTTTGGAAAAAGATCTTTAATACCTTCTCTAAGCATATCAATATAAATTTCCATTACATTATATTCTAAAGAACTTTCACCTCTAGTTAAAAAAATTTTACTATCTAATTCAGGATAATAAAGAGTTTTAGATAATTTACGATTTATGAGTTCTTGTTCTCCTTCTTTAAATTGCAATTCTAATTCTTCTATTATTTTTTTAATTTCAATTAATTCTTTTCCTATCTGTTCAATGGATTTTTCTAAAATATCCATAATCTTTTCTCCTTGTTTTTTTTATATTATATAAAAAAATTTTTAAAATAAAACTTTTAAAAAAATTATATTATATACATAATGAAGTAAAATAAATAAAATTATTTATATTTATATAATCTTCAAATAAAACTCCAATACCTCTATTAGAAGTATCACTTATGAACATTATCCCATTTATTTTATATACAATTAAAGAATGTCTACCAGTTTTTTTAGCATTTATTATTCGTAATGTTCCAATAAATTCTGTTTGTGTTAATGACCAAGTAATAAATTCTTCATAATTATTAGATCCAATTACATTTATTCCAAATTTTTTAGCAAATAATATTTGAAAAACTCCATCATAAAAACCAAATGATTCTAAAAGATAACTATCTTCTGGTTTTATCCAATGATTATTTTTACACTTACTAAGAAAAGCAATAACACTATCTTCAATTAAATTTTTGGATATTGCTTCTAACCCAAATGTAATTAATTTACAGATAGATCCTATACTTTTTTTAGCTTGTATATCATTAAATTCGAATGCAGTTTTTACTTCTTTTAAAAGGAGATTTTTTGAATCAAATACAAATTGATTTCTTGTTGCGATACTATTATTTAATTTTATTATATCCATAATTCCTCTTTTCTATTAATTCACAATTTCACGATCAAAATCTCCATTACTAAATTCTCTTCTTATTGTATGATCATAAATTTGTTTAAATGTTGACATATCACTTACATCTACGAAAAAACCTACTACTCTAGCAATTTTCTTTTTAATTAATTTACCACATTTAGCACAAGTCTCTCTATTACCTATAATTACATGTCCATCAACACACTGACAAAAAGTTCCAGTTATTGCAAAATGTTCTAAATTACATTCTATTGCATAATTAATAAGTTTTTCAGCTTGTTTAGATGTAATGTGTTCCCCTGTATTTATATGTGATATACCTCCACCAGTTAAACTATTAAGATATTTACCATCTATTTCCATTTTTTCCCATATTGTATGCTTTTGATCAGTTAGTGGCATAAATTGATTAG